GGTGATGTTGGAGAAGTTGGCCGTGCTGATCGCGTTGCCGGCCTCTTCCAACAGGGTGCGTCCGCCGCCGCGCGAGGGGTTGAAGCTGTTGACCAGTTCGGGCCCGACGCGCTGGCCGTTGGCCCGCGTCTCGACGAAATTCTCGAACAGGCCGCGGATCGAGAATTCGTGGGGCGAGATCTGCTTGGAATCGATGGCCCCTTTGAGTCCGGTCCAGAAGTCGTCTTCCTTGCCCCGGGCGCGACGATCCTCGAGTTCTTTCCGCAAGTCGCGGTGAAAGCGTTCGTTGTATGCCACTGCCTTTTTGCCTTTGAGTTAACGAGAGATGCTGAAACGTGAGACGAAAGCCGGGGCGGCTGGGGTCGAGGAAAGCGAGCCCCACAGACGCTCGCTACGGGGGCGAATCGAAGAGGTGCGACCCCAGCCACCCTGTAATGGGATGCCTAGCGCGTTAATCGGGGTTGTTGGTGTTCGGAGCGCGCTTCTGCCAGACCTGCACATAGTCGATGTAGACGTTTTCCATTCCGCCGGTGACCGTCGCCCCGTTCTTCACGCCGACGACGGGGTACAGATAGGTCGTCACGGGCGACGTGAAGCTGACTGTGTCTTTGATCGGGTAGTAGCCGGAGCCGGCCGAAACGGTCTGCAGGAGCGGCTGATCGTTGAGGAAGTAGCTCACCGTGAGCGTTTGCGCGGTCGACTGTGCCGTGCCGCCCACGACCGGTTCGACGAGAATCCCCAGCTTGACGAAGCTCGAGACGCCAGCCGTGTTCTTCGACGTGTTGAGCGTCTGGGTCGTCGCCAGGCTGGAGACCGTGGACCAGACCGGCGATCCGCTGGCGTGGCCCTGCTTGTAAATCATGGCGCCGTAGAAATTGCTGCTTGGCCCGCCGCTGCCGGATTGCAGGGCGCCCGTGACCGTCCCGGAGAAGAGCCCCGCACACACATTGGCGTAGTTCGTATTCGCCTCGGTGTACTGGATCATCGCTTCAAAGAAGATCGGACAGTCGGCTACCAGTTGAAAGATGGCGTTGGTGCCGCTGACGTACGCGGCGTCGTTGGCGGCCGGTGTGCCGCCGGACGGGACGAGCGCCAAGACCCCGCCCGCGACGGAGCCCGTCGTGTCGATGGCGTTGGTTCCACCGGTGCTGGTCGAGGTCCAGCGTCCCGTCGTGGAGGTCGACGAGAATTCCGTGAAGTCATCGAAGAAGCCGTAGCTGTTGACGAGGAACGGGGCATGAATCGGAACGTTGGGAGTTTTTGCCATTTTCGAGCCTTTTGAGGGCGGCAAGACGCCGCGGGGATCGTGAGTGTCGGAGGAGCGAAATGCGTGGAGCCGGACTTGTCGGCCCGCAGAATCAAGCGAAGTGGTCTATTGCAAGCGAGCTCTTCCCAGCGAAACCAAGAGGTCCTGAGTGGCGTCCGGCAGACCGAGCTTGGCTCCCTTGTTAGGTGTCGGAAAGAGCGGGGCGGCGCTGCGTGGTCGGCTCACGAGCGGCTTTAACGCGCCGCGCCCGGTCGCAGCGCCGATTGACGTGCGACCCCTGTTGTCCGACAGAGATTCGATGAGGGCTTGCTGCGCTTGCGCGCTTTTCTGAGCGGCGACCGCCGTGATCAACTCCGAAGTGAGCGTAAGACCACGTTGCGAGAGGAGGATGCATGCCTGCTCCCGGGCCTCGAGCAGGCGGATTCGCTTCCGCAATCCTGAGAGTGCCGACCTTCCCGCGAGTGACTCTGCCATTGCCTGGTCAGAGCCATCGTCGTCGGCCGATTCTTCGGCGTCCGCGTCGGCATCCTCTTCCTCGACGGCGGCTCGGGGGGCGTCACTTGAATCGTCGAGGGGATTTGTCGACTTCTTGACCGAACCTGCCGACCCGGCGACTTTCACGATTGCCTGGAGCACCTGGAAAACCGTTCCCGCGAGGTCGAGCTGCCCGTTGTTGCAAGCGGCTATCACCTCCTTGCAAAACGATCCTTGCGATCCTCGGCCGCCTGGAGCACCCTGCGATCCCGCTTTCCGTTTGTTACTTGATCCGCCGGCCGTGCCCTCGGCCTGAGCAGCAGTCGCCTCACTCGTCATTGTGCCGTCGCTGTCATCATCCATCGAACTGCTCTCGAACAAGGAGGTGGTGGTTCCCGGCCGCTCGGCGATCAGGTCGACCGAGTGGACCTGGTTGATCTTGGTCACTTTGCCACGGTTGTTCGGCCCCTTGTCGACTTCTCCGTGCGCGTGGTGCGACATCGTAAAGACGTCCGGCATCTCTTCGGCTGCTTCGAGCACCATCGGAGTCAACGGATGGTTGTCGAGGTAGTGAATGTCCGCGTAGGCCCCGTCCGACTCGACGCGGACGTTTCGCAGCCTGCCGAAGCGTTGTTTAACCTGCCGCGTTCCATTTGGGATGCGCATTCCGTTGCCGTCTCGCTTGGACTCGAGATGGTCGAGGTTGACAGGCGCCCCTTCATAGAGCGGCAAGGCTGCGTTGATGGCGGCCGGGTCATAGTCGTAGCCGGCCAGGTCTGCGAAGTCCTTGCCGAGGACTGCTCCAGGGTTCCGGGAGTGAAATCCCAGGATCTTCACTCCGCGGATCAATTTGCATTCGCGGTCGACCCGTCCGCCCGGCGGCGCTTTGCCGATGCCGATGCGTTCTTCGAGCAGGACCGTTTTGGAACCGTTGTTTGTCATCCGCCAGCCTTCACTTCTGCCCATTCGACGGTGATGCCAATCCGCCACGTGTTCGACGCACCCCACCCACCCGGAGAGCGGATGATCAACGCTTCGTTGGTGGCCAGCACGAGAGGCCGGCAAGGATGGACTCCCCACCGATAGAGGTCGTAGGTGCCTCCAACACCCGCCGCGTTTCCCGCGATGGCCGCGTATCCGATTCCCACGGTGTCGAGCGTGAGCGTCCCGGCCGTGAGCGCAGCGGTCGAGGCAATTCGAAGGTCGCCTTCGGAATTAAACAGCGACGCGGGATAGTCCTGGCTCGACAGAGCCTGACACGCTGTCGAGCTGCCGGGAACGATGCTCGTGCCGCCGGACGGCGCGGCGGTCGAATCGCGGCCGATGATCGCTTGTAAATCGACGCCGATACCCGAACTAAATGCCTCGCATTTGGCAGCGACCGTGATGCGCGAGACGAGAGCTGAGTACGTGCCGTCTTCCCAAAGCATCGAAAAGAGCTGTCCGTTACTCGAAATGCTGCCCGCGACGGCCCCGCTGACAGCCCCAACCGTGTACCAGCCGCGGACAGTCAAACGGCCGAGCAGGGGATCAGAGATGACGTTGTTCAACATGGTTTGATCGCTCGAAACGAGGAGGTCGGGGGCTCAGGACCGGCGTGAGTACCGCTCGGTCGCCTGGGCGATGGTCGTCGATAAACGAGTTTTTGATTCACTGCTCTGCCGCCACCAGTTGCTTTGTGAGTCCGTACTGGTTGGAAAGTTCGAGCGGCTTTTCGGCTGATTTGTAAGGGTCCATGTTTCGCTCTCCTTCGCCGCCGCCTTCCCCCTCCGCGTTTGCTCGGATGGTCGGAAAGGGGGCAGCATTCGCGCGTTGGATTTCGGAATCTGTTTTCCCTCGAGGCCCTGGCTGCGGACCCGGCGATAGGTCTCCGTCGTCTTGCATGTGCTTGCGTTCGGTCTCGTAATCCTCGCCGGCTTTCGCGGCGATCGTTCGATTCGATAGAACGCCGAGTTGCTTGTAGACGGCAGCCGCCTGGGCGGTTGCCAGTTCGTCACGCGTCGCCACAGTCGGGGCCACGATTTGCAACTCGACGCGTCGCAGCAAACCGTCGACGTCGTTGATCCCGTATCCCTCGAACCGGCCGGCCCGAGCGGCAATGGCGAGCACTTTGCGAAAAATCCTGCGGAAGCGGCTGACAAAGAAGCGTTGTTCGGCTTCGCGCGCCTTCACGAACGGACTCTCGGCAATCAAGCTCGAGCTGTAATTCGCATTGCTGGCATCACCGGAAATCATGTATTCGGGCATATTCCAGCGGGTGCCGACGGCGCGCATGATGTATTGAGCCGCGGCCACGGACGACTCTTCCTGTCCGTCGGGGAGAGGTTTGTATTCCTGACCCTTCGGAACCGTAAACACGCTCCCTTTTTGGATCCGCATTCTTCCCTTGGCGCTCGCGCCGGTCGTGACCGGATTGGCATTCGCGATCGCCAGGTTTTGAGCCATCTGCGGCGTTGTGCCAGTGGGCATCTGCGTGATCCAGGGCACAGCCGCCCGCATGGCCGAACCGAGCGCCACCGCGTCCCGGAGCTTGTTTTCGCCCACCAGATCGGTCAGGACCGCCCACAGATCCGGAAGCCCGCGCTTTACGTTGCGGTCGGTGTTCAGCTTGATATGCTCCATCTGCCCGCTGCCGAGCCGCTGGGCCAGCTCGAGGTCGTCATTCGGAAGGAAATCGAAGTCCGTCCCTTCCGGATTCCACAGCACGTGATAGCCGATGACCGTCTCGATGTCGGAGTAATGCGTGACGACGCCGAACACCCAATCAAGGGGCACTTCGGCCGCCAGCCAATCCTCGAAGTCGGTGGCATTGCCGGGCTCGGTCACCCGCTCTGGCTCGATAAATCGCGTGCGGGCGACGCCGTTTTTGTCGGGGTAAAGCGCGACGAAGACTTCGCCATCGCGTCGCACGCGGTTGTGCAGCTCGCGCTCCCGGTCGCCGACCCAGTCATTCACCTCGCAAAACTCGTCGACGACGTCCTGCACGCAGTCAGTGAGCCCGTCGGGCGCTCGGCGATTCGGTCGTTCGGCCACTTCATACGTGAAGCCCTTGCCGATGACGTAATTGCTGAGCGCTTCGAGCGCCCCGATGGCCATGGGTGCGGTCTGGGCCACGATGCGGGCGGCCCCGCGGATCATCGCGAGCTGGGCTTCGGTCTGAAAAATCGGGCGATTGCGCCCGTGGCTCCGGTCGTCAACCAGCGAGAGGGGCAGAAGGGGCTTGCCAAAGCCAAAGGTGGGGTCGTCGATCAGGAATTCAAGGGGGTCAACCCACGATTCCCCGGCCCGCGCCATGTATGCGTCGAAGTCCCACTCCAGCAGTTCTTGACCGGAAGGTCTCGCGGCTTCGTCAATCAAGTGCCGTGCTTGCTCCATAGTTTCATTCTGCCCTGAGCCTACTTTTTGCCCGAGATCGGGTTTCCACTATTGTGGAAACAACTCGGATAGTTTTTGGAAAACAGGCTTGTTCTCGAACGCCAGGTTCCGGCGGCCGGATCAGCTCCGTCCTCATTCCTAAGCCGCCAAACCTTTGCCGCTTGACGCCGACCGAGGTCGCCGCTTTTGTATATTGGTCTTTGGTTACCGCGGATCACGCCGGACCTGGTCTGGACGGTGAAGCGGTGACCTGCTCGCGAAGTGTGTTCAGTCAGCGCTTTCTGAAGCGACAACGCGAGGATCCGGCAGTGAGCTATGTTGTGATGGCTGTCAGCGCCTCGGGCTGCAAGATGTGGGCGGCGCCCCCTCGGCAGAAGGGACATCCTGCGTTCGGTCCCCGCAGAGACGCCGAAGTTTTCCGGACCAAGGCGGAAGCCCAGGCTGCCATCGACAAGCTGCCCGAGTCGTTCCGTCAAATCGGTTTCAACTTTGAAGTTGAATCTGTCACCTGATTCTCCCACTCTCGGCCTCTCAATCGGGTAGCGTGACCGGCACGATTGTCTTGGTTCGGTAGTCGCACGTTTTGCAATAGCGGTATTGGATTCGGCCGTCCTCCTGAAAGGAGGAGTGCCGACACGGGCAAAACTTCCCGCACGTCGGGCAAATTGGCGGAGCCTGTTGCGAACGCCACCAGGACGCGCGCCGGGAGCCGGGAACCGTGGTCGCACCGGACGCGCTGTGTTCCTTCAAATCGCTCACGTCTCGCGGTTCCTCCATCATGCGGCCTCCTCATAGTTCTCGAACGTCAGTTGCCGGATGACCGTCACGGCCATTTCGAGCGCGTCAGGGCCATCGTCGAAACGACCGTTGGGGAGCTGCTTCAACTGCTCGACCAACAGGGCCGCGCCACTGCTGCCGCGCTTGAACCGCAGCCGAGAATTTGCCAACTGCCAATTCAGCGTGGCTTGAATTCGCGCGAACTTGTTGGTCGTTTGGGTAATGCCGTGAATGCCCATGAGCGCGCCGGCTCGCGCGAGCTTTTGACCTAGTTCGTGGGCCACGAGGATCTGACCGAAATTTGCCTCGACCGCGATTCCCACGACCGGAAATCCTCCCAGGAATTCGAGCGCATCGCGGAAGAGCAGAGTGGCGGCCTCGGTAATGTCGGTGTGATCGAGGGTCGCATCGATGTAAAGCGTCCCAGATTGGTGCAGGGCCACCCGCACGCGGGCACAGTAGTCGGCGACACTCGCCTGGCCGTTGCTACGCCGCGGGGCCGCTCCCTTCGGGTCGCAGGCAACCACTTTGCAGACGAAACCCTGCATCGGCCACTGGTCGAACCACAGCGTGTTGTCGTCAAAGTACGACGCGTGAAACAGCGCCGCATCCGATCGAGCGGGCGGCCTTTGTTGCAATTGTCCTTCGGATTCAAGTCCCATGGCGGCTTCCCTTTCGCGGACCACTCCTTCCGGGATCAGGACCGGACACAGAAGTTCGCCTTCAACAGTCCTGGGATCGATCCATCCGATCGACGTGGGACGCTTCATGGCTGTCGCTTCGTAACGCATCGGGAGGCAGATGTGGTCCCACCCACCTAAGTTGAGCAGGAATCCGGCAAGATCGTCCCGGTGGAGACGGTGCATAATCACCACTTGCCGCACGCGCCGAGCGATGCCGCGGGAAGCAACCGTGCTGCTCCACCACGACAAAACGGCGTCGCGGCCCACTTCCGTCTTTGCTTCTTCCGGCTTGTGGACGTCGTCAGCGACGATGAAGTCCGGGTGTTCGCCCGTCGCTTCGCCGCCGACGCTCGTGGCGATTCTCCAGCCTCCGCGTGTGTTCTCGAACTTGAGACGTTGGTTCTGATCGCAAGAAAGTTGAAAGCGGTCACCCCAGTTCCGCTGATACCAATCGGACTTGAGGATGTTGCGACACCGGATCGAATCCCGCACCGACAACCGCTCGCCGTAGGAAACAAACAGCCACCGGCTTTCGGGCGAGTGGTGCGGCCCCCAGAGCCACATCGGCCAGAAGACGCAGACCAACAGGCTCTTACAGCAGCCTGGGGGAACATTGATCACGAGCTTGACGATGCGGCCGTCCGAGACTGCCTCGAGATGTTCGCAAATGGCGCGAATGTGCCACGTGTCGATGAATGGACAGTCAGGTTCAACTACGGCCCACGCCTGTTTGAGGAACTCATGCAGGCTCGCCTCCGCCCGTTCCTTCGGCGTGCGGTAGGCGATCAAATCCGATTGGATCGCCCTCCACGTGTCGGCCGGCAGTCTCGCCACCTCGCTCTCGAGCTCCCAATCGGGCAAAGAGAGCATCAATTCGCTGTCGTCGTTCGTCGGGGGATACATTGATCAGCACATTCAGGTCGCGGGAAATCTTGTTCTTTCGGAGCGAGGGCGGCGGCGCGGCCTTTCTTACGGCGAGGCTCTGCGCGCTCATTGCGATCAGGCACCGCGCCGCGGCAGTTTGTTCACTCGGTTTCAGATCTTGATCGACGGCGATCGCAACCTGCCGCGCCATGACTGCGGCGCGAAAGACTTCAGGGATGCTCCATTCATCCGGGGTCGTGTCCTCGGACGACTGCTTGATCGGATGACCAGTTCTGACCAGCGAATCGGATTGGGGACTGCTCGTCACAGCCGTCACTCCAACCTCGATTTCGGCGCTGCGTCGGAATTCCGAGTGGTCCTCAAAACTCCGAAGCGACATGCTTCTTCCCGTCGCGGCTGGCCGATGAAACGAAAGCTAGCCGCCAGGCGTCCGGCGCTCCCCCTCTTTGCGAGCGCGCTTGCCGAATGGCGGGACGCCAATCCCGGGCGAGACACACAGCTCCAATCGGACGAGCTCATGCGATGACGAATCATTCCTGGATGAGAAGTACGGGAAAAATAGCGTTTACGCGCCGCGTAGAGGCTGGCGACGAATGCGGAGAGCGCGTTGCCGATGCCCACGCCCTGGAAATCCGGCAGGCAGACGAGTCGATGCTCCCGAAAGTGGCCACCGTGCCGACCCGGGCCGCTAATCACCGCGACAAACGCGGCCGGTCGATCTTCGACAGACGCGACAAAGCATTGCGCGGACGGATTCAGGTCGCAGCTCAGATAGTGATGATGCTTGAAAAGTTGCCATGCCGAACGATGCACGCGGAAGATCTCGACAGGGAGCTGAGGGCGCCCTTGAAGTCCCCTCCACTGAGACTCGTCGACCGACGGATCATAGAGCCAGTCAGGATCGAGCCAGTCGATGACGTCGTAATGACAGGTGACGGCGACCAACCGCTTGGCGGCGGCGCGGACTGTTCGGGAGACGGCGGCCGAGCCGATGCGAGCCACCGTTCGATCGACGACCGATGTGAACTCGTCGATGACCGCCAGGTCTGTCGATTCCGCGAGGGCACGGGCAATCCGCACGCGGAACTGCTCGCCTGTGGAAAGCTGCTGATAAGGTCGCAACCAAGCCGGCGGACTGGAAAACCCGACGCTCGAAAGCAGCAAGACGATTTCTTTGATGCCGAGTTCGGGCGGAAAGGCGTCGAGGATCGCACGGTCTGTCGGCCAGGACGGCTCGGAGAAAGGTCCAAAGCACTCCCGCGCCAGCGTGCTTTTTCCGCAACCCGACGGTCCGACGATCAACCCAATGTTCCACTCTCGCGTCTCGATCGGGAGCGTGACCCGCCAGCACCGTTCGCTGCGCTGCGCCGGGGGAATGTCGAACATCCCTTCGACCTGCTTGACTCGCGGCGTGCGCTCAATCGGAGCAGTTCTCAGGCAATCAATGCGCGGCATTCCAGCCCTTCCGCTTCCAGACGCGCCAGCAGCGCCACTTGCTCAGGCTCTGAGGCACAATCGACCACCACGCAGAATCGTTCCGCGTAGTCCGGCATAGACATCGGTTGCCCCGCTGACGGGATTCCGGCCTCCGCTGCCAGGCCCTCGAGCATCGATTTGACCGCCGCACTTTCCGTTTCTACGGTCTGCAGCAGCGCTTCGAGCTGGTCCTGGCTTCGCTGCGCCAGCGCGGCGAGTGGATCCAAAGTCGCCAAGAGCGTGTTTGCTTCGACCTCGTCGACGTCGAGCACAAGGACGGGCACCATCTGATCCGGCGCGGTTTCCGCTCGCAGGTGACCGTCAACCAGCTCGAGACGACCATCCGGCAGCTCGCGGGCCAACAGCGCATCGGCGAATCCGACTTCCGAGTGCACTCCCTCGAGCGCGGCCCGCTGCGACGCCGGATGCAGCCGCCAATTCCGCGGATTCGGCAACAACTCGTCCGCACGCACGCGGCGCAGCTCGCGAACGCGGTCCCGAAAAACCGGGCGCCTCTTTTTCCGTTTCATCGATCACCGGGTGAATTGTCAGAGTTCAGGAGCGTGATTCTCCGCCTTTTGCTTGAACTGCTTTGAGAGAGGCGTTGACGACGATACTCTTCGAGTCCGCAGCGAGGCACGCGCTCCACTTGCACCTCGCGTTGCGGGTCGCGGGCCGTTGCGACGCGATGTGCCTCGCTCGCGTCGGCCGCAAAGATCATCTCGGGCCGGGGGGTCCGGATTTCTCGCCGTACTCGCCAGCGTCCGGCCCTGGCGAACGTTCTCATCCGATAGGCAGGCATATTCCGTCGTGTCAATCAGTTTTGTCGAGAAGCAACTTCTCGACCTCGAGCGGCAGGGTCCTGATCCGGACCAGCGGAATCCGCGCGCGCACGAAGCTACCGCGCTCGCGTCTGGCTCGCTCTTTTTTTGTCCACCCGGCGCGAATCCTTTCACACTCCTGGCGAATCGCTTCCGGCGACGGCAGATACTCATTTTCCATGGCAATGACCGGAGTTTGGCGACGATTCAGCCGCAGATGTGCTGATGACCGGGCTTGATGAGCGATCCGAACAACCGTTCCCGCAGATGGCCTGCGGTGCCGAGAGTTTCAAGTGCCCTCAGGCGCAGGGCTCGGCAGACTCACGTCGTAGCCGGCGTTCGACAAAGCGACCACAACGGCCGTCGCCGCTGTCTGTGCGGCGGTCTGGTCGGTCGACAACTGAGTTTGAGCAGCCGTAACGGTAGCCTGGGCGTTGGTGGCAGCCGCCTGGGCCGCCTGCAAAGCGGTCTCGTCGGTGTCGATCGTTTGCTCGGCCGATTGCAGCGCCAGAAGCGCAACGATAATGGGGTCCGTCGCAACTGTGCTCATGCAAATCTCCTTTGGCGGGAAGTGTTATTCCGAACAGTCCGCCGCGCGGCGGGTTGCGTCTTCGTAGGTCACGAATTTGTTTCCGAAGCCCCAAGGCGCACACGCATCGACTTCGACGTCGCCCGAAAAGCCCTCGCACGAACAGTAGTCCCAGTAAGGAGTCGACGCCGGTCTCGTGAGGTCTCCAGAGATCGCCGCGCGTCGGGCTCGATACCAATCGAGCGTCATCAGCGGTCGTCCGCTGAAGGCAAAGGCGCGTCGATCGAGCGACTCCCACGCGCCCCGGTTGATGCGGACCGCCGGAAGCCGAAACCTCACGGACAAAGGCGTTTCATCCGCAGTCACATACACGATGCGAAAGAAACTCCTGATCTTTGCCGCCAGCGCGTTGAGTTGTGCGCCCCGTGCCTGGACGTCTCTGCTCTGCGCTCGACTCAATCGGACGGCTGGGTTGGGTCGCGTCCAGTCGCGGGTCAATTCGCCTCTGAGCATCTGTGATTGAGGACCGTCGTCGATCGCGATCGTGAGCGTCGGCTTGTCGCCGACGGCGCCAGAAGCGCTCATCGCGATCCAGATCGGAAACAGGCTGTACGCGAGCCGGGTCATTTGGCTGATCTCGTTCTTGCTCTTCACCAGTTCAGCGTCGTGCCGACTGACCCGCCGATCGCCGGGAAGCCGAACAGGCTCAGTTGCGCCGAATTTGTCGCCGGGCCGATCGTCGCGCCGCGTGGCGCATAGCCATTCGTGGCCACATACAGCGGCATCGAGTAGGACGGCAGAAACGCGCCGGTGACCGCCGGTGCCGAGCAGTCCGAAGGGGCAACTTCGTACCAGGCAGGCGAACCGCTCCACGTAACAGACATCCGCGAGAGGGCATCCGCGCACAGACAGTTGCCCTCGCACACGCAGGCGCCGCCCGACAGGCACGCACAGCGGCCCGCTTGCTTGGGGGCGGCGAGGCGACGATTCACCCGTGGATGCCGGTTGACGATGGCAGCCAACTCCGAATTGGTGCCGCCGTAGCCCGTGACGCGCGGGAGTTGCTCCGTGCCGTCGACGAAGTAGGCCGTCTGCGGCGTGGAGGGCACGCCCCGCTTCTCGAAGTCGGCCAGCGTCAATAGCTCCACAATCTTGAAGCGGCTGCCGTCGCCGATGCCGCACTTCCAACCGGCCTTTCTCAGGTCTCGGATTTCCATCGCGCAGGGCACACAACCCGGTTGGGAGTAAATGAGGGCGCCAGTCCAATGGGCCGATACGTCGGGGTTTCCCTCGGTTTGCAGGGACGCGTCAGATTCCTCTGCGGGAGGAGCAGGGGGCGGATACTCACTTGTTCGACCCGCTTTGGGCGAGAATTCAACCGCCGGATGACTAAGATCAACTCGCGCGGCATCGTTGAGATCGACCGAAAGTGAAGGGGCGGGGGCCGAAGCAGCCGGTCGTTGACCAGCGGGTGCGGCCAGCGCCGGACCGATCGCGGACGGCCATTGAGTCGCGGCCGACTGGGTCGGCGTCGGAACAAAGTTGGCCCACGGATTTGAACTCTCCGGGTTCGGCGAGCAACCGGCGAAGGCCAGAGCCACCAGGCATCCGACCGCGCATGCGGCCTTCTCGCGTAGCGCGATGTTCGGCGCGCCGGCAACGCCCGCCGCGCCCCACGTGTCGGTATGCACCAACGGAGTCATGCGTAGTCCCAATTGAGTGCCTGCCCCGGATCGTCGAATGAGGTCAGGCCGCTCAACCCGATGATTTCCACCTCGCCATGCGAGATGTTCTTGCACAAGTAGTCCCACGCGGCTGGCTGGATGAAAAAGAAGCCCTTCGCACCCCAATCGGCGGCCCAACTGTTCTGGCCAATGAGCCAGGCGCGGCCGTCACCCTGCGGGAGGCCGATCGTCGCGGGCTTGAGGTAGCCAATGACCGCCAGAGCGTGGCCCCCTTCGGGGTTGCGCGCGTCCTTCTGGACCATCTGGGCCGTCAGCGGTCCGCTGCAGTTCTGAAACTGGTCCCCAACCGGGATGCCGATCTGAATGACTCCGGCCGTGCCGAGATATTGAATCGCCGTCTGGTAGTCGTGGATCACTGAGTGCGAGGCGACGAGGTGCAGTTTTCCCTCGGCCGTCGCCGGGGCGGGGATTGTGTCGGTGTACTGGCCGCCCGCCATCGCGGCGGTGTAGGGGAAGAGCGATTCTTCACAGACGCCCTCTTTGCCGGCCGCCGCCACGCTCCCGGCGATCGTCGCCCCATTGTCCGCGCCCGAGCAGCCACACTCTTGCTGATTGGTGAGGTAACAGAACATGGCCGAGAGAGTCGGCCCATTGTTGCCGGTCGCGATGTAGTCGAGGCGCTCCTCGAGGCTGGAGCGACTGAAGCCGCTGCAAGCCCCCAATTGCCCCTGGTCCTTGATCGTCTGGCTCACGCGGCCGTCGACTTCGTC